TTAACCAGTTTAGATGCGACAATAGAGTCTTCATAGTATCCACCTAACTTGTTCTTGATATGAGCAATAAATTCAGCACGGTCTGATTCACCCCAGTCATCGCCCACTTTGATATAATAGAATGGGTTGAAATCCTCTACTATAAGTGAAACTGTTTCTCCTGCGATGTTGATTCCAAACATTTGAATGATAAATTTCTTATTGTCTTTGAATTTGTCATATCCATTTTTACCCAGATTTTCTGCTTTGCTAAAACCATCATAAACGTTGAAATCATACAACTTGTATGACTTCGTTTTAATAGTCGGCTTGGCTTTCATTTTAGTATATATATAGTTTTGTCTATATATTTTGAAACAAATATATTATCAATTTTATTTATAATAATAATATTTTTGTTTATAAAATTTAATTACCGATATTTACCAGAATTATTTGAACGCTTCCACATAGGGTTTGTGAATGGAGTTTTATAATTTGTAATCGTTGCTAGATCCACTTTACAATTCTCTACCGCAGATATTCTATTACCTTGATTTCGCCCCCGTGACCTTACTACATTAGCAAAATTAGTTGATTTACTTATACCGTTTACATTTCTCGTATTATCTACTGCTTGTTTTACAGATATATGTTTCTGCGAATTTAATTTATCTTCAACTCTTTCGGTATATGTTTTACATTCATCTTCTATTTGATATTGATTTACAAATCCCCTACCCACGATAAAATTATCGTCGTATGGTAATACTGATAATAATGCTGGTATATTATTCATTCCTACTAATCCCTGTATATGTTTTCTTGATAAATTGCTTCCGTTTTTAGCGGGAATAAAAGTAGTATTTGTAACCGATGAAACGGCAGCAGGTAAGAGGACAATTGCCCGAGATAATGAATCTATATTAGGATTATTAGTAATTTCTATATTATTGTATGGATACTGAAATTCTTCCGGCGTTCTCTCGTCATATGGGTCGTGGTATATGAAGACACAATCTACATTTGTAAAATCACTACCAGGCAACGCAGTAAATTCGGTTGTTAAAATTATTTTATGAAAATTTAATACCAAATTATCACCGTATTGCGGGAGAGTATTGAAAGATAAGTCTTTTATGTCTAACCCATAATCATAGTTTATTGTTAAAAATATATCATTATAAAATGTTTTGTCGTAATTATATCTGTAATCATAATTAATTTGATTATTTGAAATAGGAGTATTGATTAATGCGGCATCACCTAAACCCGAATCAATTGAAAAGTTATTGAACCGTAATTTATTATTCACAGTATTGTAAGATACATCGGCTCTATCGGTTATATAAAAATTGTTATTGCTTGATTGATAACTAATATCTAATCCGCCCCCCTTTTTCCCGCGACCCATATCAAATTGATTGCTACTAATTTCATTATTTAATAGTCCAAGAGAATTAAAACGACTGTTATATATATTATAACTGAAATCATCAGTATAACCATGATAATAATCTAATAAATTTTGTTGTACATCAATTTTTACACTTGATTCTTGTATATTATTATATAAAATACTATCATAATTGTAATCGTAATTTTCGTTTAATAAATATTTTCTGTTCCTGATTTCAGTTTCAATATTAGATGAATTTACGTGTTTACTGAAATATATTTTTTTTACATTTCCTACTTTTTTACTTGAAGTGGTTATTGTTATTGTAGTATCTGTTTCCATCTCCAGTTTCATCTTTGTAAATAAATCCCGCTGTGTTATACCTGTAATAGAATTACCCAATGATAAATACACTTTGTTGTCGCTAAACTCGTCTGCGTTGAATGAATAGAAATCATTATCGTGGTCTAATACGCGGGCATTCAAATATGTGAAATCACTCGTTAAATATATTTTTCCATATAAGTCTGGTTTATTATCATACTCTTTATTTACTACGAAATTGATACATATATCACTATATCCAGGAACAATATTTCCGCTTGCTTGAGAATCGGGATATATTAAGTCTAATTTGATTCTTGAAATATTATCAAACTTGTTATGTAATAGAATATTATCATTCTGGTAGATTAAATTTGTATTTAATGGTAAAGATAGAACAAGTGATACATCTTGCGGTGCCATATTATTTAAATCTTGATAATGAAACAATTGCGTAAAATCCGTCTCATCATAATTTACCATAGTATTTGATGCGAAATTATTCACTACCGTAACCAACTTAGGATTTACAATAACTTTGTTTTTGTCTGGTGAAGTTATAGGGTCGTTTTGTATGGCAAATGATATATCTACAAAATCTGTTAATTTGAATTTATAATAATCACTATTAACAAATGGTTTATAAATATTGAAATAGCAATTTAATCTATTGAATTTTTTATATGTATTGTCTGTGGTTTCTACAACATTATTATTGGTATTATCAATATTTAACGAGACATCCAGTAAATTAATTTGTTTTAAATTGATTTCCCCGACGCCGTTATTATTGGGAGGGTTAAACAAATGTTGATTGTTATTAACCACCTTATTGGTTACATTATATTTTGTAAATATAATACGGGGCTTTGTAAAATCGTTGTCTTTATTTATGAATTTGATATTATGGGCTAAATTTTGCTGCGTTAGTAATGTAATTGCTCGTTCATTGGTGTCATTAATCTTGGTTGATAAAATAACCCTGTTTTTAAATTTATCACTTGATAGATTTGCTTCATTAAATACCGGGCCCCCGGATTTGAATTCATAACGAAATTTCGTATTATCTGTCGTAATCACGTTATCCGGTATCCAAGTTTTTATATTTACTTTTGTTCCTATAAATTCAAGAGCGTCATTGTAATTAGATGATATGATAATAAAATGAGTTCTACTTGCGTCTACTATATCTGAATATACCATTATTTATTATAGATTATATATTGTCTATAATAAATATTTCTATATTTTATTTAATTGCTTAATGTAATGGGTCAGTATTATCAAAATACCACTGGGACGATAAATAATATGGTTTTGCCTTCTGTAAACTAGTATCCTCGTTTATGGTAAGATCAGGTCCATCCGATGTAATTTTATATATTTCAAATGTGCCGATTGCGTAATTATAATATTTCAGGTTGGAAAGATTACCGCCAAAGCCACCATTTAAATTTACATAAAGGTTATCATAATTTTGCTTTACAATATTGCTTAACTTATGTCTTTTTGTTAAAGTTCCATTAACATAGATATCAACAATATTTTGACCGGTTACTCTAATTACTACATTTACCCATTTTTTGATAGGAATAGCATCTACATATATATCATCGTAATACTTGTATGGGTTGTTTATGTCCTCGTTGTCGTGGAAAACATTCAGTCTAACCATCATTCCTAATACGGGGTATTTCTCTAATAAATCATCAGCAACATTTTTCTTACCTGTATATAAATATACACCTGGAGCGTTATTAGGACCATATACCCCGTCTAACTTACCATCCGATTTAGATGACGAACCTTTGTGGAATACGTGCTTAAAGTCTTTGCTATCGTTGTAAGTTAAATCATTTACATACATCCAGAATGAGTAAGTGAATTCAACGCCGTCATGTTCGTCTTTACTTCTGAAAATTGGAACTGAATTTTTATCAGCATAGGTTTGTGGTATAGTCATAGACTGTGTCGCATCTTTCATACCTTTTATGATGTATGGGCTTTCGGAGGGCATCATACTATACATAATTAGTCTGCTAAAGAAATAAAACAGGGAGATGAATATTATTATCACCAATAATAAAAATGTTGCCTTTGCGATTAATGTATTAGTGTTTAAAAACTCACCACTAGACGCAAGAAATCTCTCTGTACCATATGGTGTAGATGCTACAATTCTTTTTTTTACATCACCAAATAAATTTGTGACTCTATTCATTATTATAATTATATTAATATTATATTATAATAAATTTTAGAAACAATAGCCATTATTGTCCCCCATAATCTCTCTAAACCCTGTTGGATTTTTAACAATTTTTTAATAATAATTTCAAAAAATTGTTTTCATAATGATTAGATAGTGAAGGAACCACGCTCTGTGTCATGCTCCAGGAAACTAACCTTTAACCCGTATTTATTATACATAGTTTTCGCCAGAGAAGCACTAATACCCGCTTTATAGATATTGTTTGCATCCTGTGGGTTAATGGCGTGGGGCTGGTATCTAATTCTTGTAATGTAACCCTCAAACCCAACGTTAGAACCTCCTAAATTACCAAGGTAGATATTTTTCTGTGCGTTATTCTCATACTTGTTTTTGTAAATACCGTGTAGAATGAATGAGTTCCTTAATTTACCGTCTAAATAAACATCCATAGTTTTTGTATCTACCGATATTGTAATATTATTCCATTTTTGAATAGGAATATTTTTGATTAAATATCTTGTGAATGTAGTTTTGTTCTCAACACTGTCCGAATATGTTTCAATATCAATCAATAAATTGTTTTCAAATTTATCTAAACTAATAGCCAGATTTTTATACGGTGTTGCTGGGTCACTTAACGCCTCTACCGATGAACTAATACCAACTAATTTATCTTTTAAGTCGGATGGTGTAATCGAATTGGGCGATGTGGATACATAAAGGATATTCTTCTCGTTAGAAATTTCGTTGCCCCAATTATCAACGAAGAACCAAGCACTTATCATAAGATTAGATGTATTGTTTTCGTTGAAATCTTTATTGGCTATAATATTTTTATTAACCGCCATTAGCGAACCTGTTAGAGTTGATGCCGAGTCGCTGTTTGCGGGAACCTTGGCGTCACACATAATATCATAAATTATATCAGTAACAAATAAAAATCTGGTACTTAGATATACAATTAATAATACTAATGTAGTTATTATGATGATATTGGACACTTTCATTATTTAATATAAAGTAATATTTTATTATTTTATTTGTTGTATTATTTACTAAAACCTTTATTTGTGATAATCAAATAATTTATTAGTTGTGAATAAATTATTTACATTATGGATTTCATTCTTTATTTATTGTTAAATCATGAACAAATTCTATGTTGCTCGCTGGTCTTGGTGTATCGTAATAGTATATATCTTTAATGCTTCCGTGTATTCCATTATCTTCTCCAATAGTAATTTTATCCTCTCCAAAATATGGAGGCACATTCTTTTTTGAACCTACTAATTTACCATCTATAAATACATCAATGATGTTATCCTGATAGTTAATGGTTATAAACATCCACTTTTGGTATTTGATATTTTTTGTTTTATATATTGTATCTAATTGACTACCTTCACCCGTTTGACTTTTAGACTTTATTACTAAATTTCTATTCACACCATCATATAATACTACTGGTTTATTACCATAATTGAATAATTCAGTTTCTTTATTGTATGCTAAACTTGTATTTTGAGGTTGAGGATTTAAATATAGATAAAAACTTACGCTGTATGCGTAATTATATTTGAATTTATCTTTACCAAAATACCCTGCAGTTGCTTTAATGTTATATTCGTGTCCCTGTCCTTCACCAAACAAAGCATATGAACTGGATTCTTTTGATATTTTAGCCAGATTGGATTTATAATCTTTGCTTAATTCTTGATATTTGCCGATTACGCGCTTCTCATCTAAATAATATGGACCTTTGCCGCCCAATAAGTCGTGTTTATTCATACTGGTTAAAAAGTTGAATAATAATGGTAGTCCCATAAAAGATAATACCAACATCAATAATATTATTAATAGTGTGAAGGTGCTTCCTGGAGTAGCCTTGATATCTTTATTTAATTCATCAACCATTAATACCAACATACAGGGTAAAAATAATACCAGATTCTTAATCAAACATAAGATACGATTAAATATATTCTCGCCGTCACTACACTTATCAAACGAAACTGGATTAAACTTCATAAACTTCATTAAAAGTGATGCTATTGAAACCAGTATTGAAATACCAAGAACTATTTTGGTTATTGTATATAAGCCTTCGCCTTGGTGATATTTGTACCATATGAATACCATAAGTAATACAAGAGCTACTATACTACCTATCAGGAAACCCGAAAATTTCAACAAATTTATAATTGGGATGGTAATAGTTTTTTTGAAATTCTCACTATCAAATTTATCATCTTTTGTTACAATCTTTCTATTTGCATAATAATCATGCGGAACCGAGTCAAATGCTTTTGAACCATTACCATTTTCACTGAATCCATTCCTATAAACGAAAAAGTAAAAAATACTTAATAGAATTCCACTAATAGATAATACAAGTATTTGCATATTTTTACTTGAGACATTTGTTAAATTGATTAACATAATTAACACGACAAAAAAGAAGATTAATAAACTACCCAGATAACTTTTATAATTTGCGGAATTTATTATTCCATTCAATAAATGGAAGAACTTTTTTGATATATATTGAATTAAATCTTGTATTCGTGTAAATAAATTACTTGAGTCTTTTTTATCGCTCATAATTATACTATTGATATATTATATAATTCCTATTAGTATAATTATAAATTTTCCATTGCGGTCTTCTTGCCGTGGCAGTCTCTACATAATGCCTCTAAATTTTCAACATTATTTGAACCGCCATACTCTAATTTCTCCACATGATCTACTTCAAACCAAGCAGGTAGTTTTATGTTGCAATGCTTACATTGCCAATTTTGAGAAGACGCTACATATTTCTTTTTTGTTTCACTTACAGAGCGTTTTGTTGTTTTTGAATTATTCAATATTTTTTTTTGTTGTCCTGTTAGATTACTATACTGGCTTTGATTATGATTCTGGTTAGTAGGTACATAATTTGTATTTACAGAATCACTCAACGCTTTACCTGTAAAATCTATTATTGGTGCTAACATAGATGTAGTTTGACGGTCTATTGGTAAAAACTTAATAAAACCATTTGCGTTTTCAAAAAATTCCCGTCTATTTTGTGGACAGCGCTTCAAGTATATATATACACATAACCCCACAAATCCAATGATAGCCATTTTATAATACTTGCTATACGATTTAAGTATCGCTAAAATTTTACCATCATAATATATATTTGAGGCAAAAATTGATACAATAATTACTATAAACAATTCCAATTTCATAAGTTATATAATTATGATATAATAATTATATCAAATTTGTATTTATTATTTGTTAATCACGTATAAGAATATTATACAGATTATTAAAACTACCATTATTGACCCGAAAATGTATTTGTGTTTGTTTTTACGGTCTTCTTTTATTTTTAAATCTTTAGGTTTATAACCTTCATAAAAGGCATTCATCGCTTCGGCGTAGTCCATCTCTGGCTTACCAATAAAAACATTCACTTTATTATGGATAAACCAAACCCATTTAAGCATACTCTCTCTGCACGATAAATATGCCTGTGGAGGATAACTATCTATAAAGCGCGAAAAAGTATTACCCATATTTTCATTCGGTAAAAATAGTGGGAAATTCATCAATAAATCATAGTATTTGCGCTTCGTAACTTCATTTGGTTTCAGCGGATAAGTTATCGCAATTGTATATAAAAAATTCCAATATAACGGTCCCCAAACTTTTTCGTCTAAATGTGTCGCCATAATTAAGTTAGAATTATATTTTTTACTGTTATATCTTACTAAATTTATATTATTATTTTAACGATTTAATAATCAATATTAAAAAAATTGAACACATTAAAGATACTATACTATACTAATATCACATAACTCAATAATATAATGCTCCACATGTTAAAGTCGCTTTTTCCTATTCCTCAAGAGACATCAACCATTCCAACTGTGCGAATGAGTGTTGATGAAGAAGCACCCCAAACCGAAGTTATCATCACGGAGGAGTATGATATTTCAGCCGACCAACCAAGTGTTGATATATCAATTGCCGATATCACACCCGTTGAAGTCCAACCGAATACAGAGAGTTGCTGTGTATTTTACCAAATTCCAGTAAGGACGACTGGATGGTGTGGTCTCCCCGTTGAAGAGCGTCCTGATTTCACAACAGTATGGAACAGCGCCGAAGCATACTCAGCACTCATCCCTACATACTTCTTCTTTCTTGCGATAATCTTCACTTGTTCTTACTATCTCGCCGACGAAGAAACCCGTTGTGCGGTAGAATGGATGCGTCCGCCTGATAAAGATACTCGGGATACGCTGGCGACTACTCTTGGTATTTCTACACTCGTGGTTGTATGTTGCACATACCCACTTGGATTGCTTGTTTGGTATGGTGGTGTAAGTGTTGCTTTTACTCGCAAGGTCACGCACGTCGTATTCATTTCATTTCTACCCGCTATTGCGATATATACCAATCAACAAAATGAAGGTCTGGCTCGTGATATGTTTATTGCGATGGTGTGGCAATCATTAAGTAGCACGCTATTAGGAGCGATTATCTTCTCAAAGGTAGTGCGTAAGTATGTCCCGGTCCTTCGTGTAGCATTCTCCTGTATCGACCGCCCCGAAGATAGACCGTTCTCACTTACTTGGCTCAATCTTCAGATGGTTGGGATGACAATTGTTGAAATCCCTATGGTCCAATGGATGCTATCAAATAATAAGGGTCTTCTCATCTGGATTCCATTTCTATCGGTTGCTTTAGGTGATGGGTTGGCTGAACCAGTCGGTCGCCTGTGGGGAAAACACAAATACACTGTGCGTGCGTTATTCACGACCAAGAAATACACACGTTCTTTTGAGGGTTCGGCTTGCGTATTCTTCTGGACTACGGTGGCTGTTGCGATTGGAACGCCAGAGATGAATGCTATCCAAGGGTTTCTGTGTTTCCTTACTATCCCGATTGCTAATACAGTAATGGAAGCGGTATCTCCCCATTCGTTTGATAATCACTTTATGTGGGCTATTACTTGGTTTCTTCTGTGGATTATCTTTGATGTAATTCAATATGACTTTATGTAACAGATTATATAAAGATACGAATTACTTGTATATTTTATTAAAAATATCATATATTTTTTTTATATTTTTTGAAAATGTTAAAATGAATAGAGAGATTTGATACAAACAGTTATTATCTCTCTTAAAATAGAACATATTGAAAAATTATTTATTTACTATATATATAATGGAAGACGATTCACATGATTGGAACGCCCAACATGAACTGATATTAAGACAGTGGGGCGAGACTTGTGCTTGCTATAGATTCATGCACAATCGTGCGTATTTACTCTATAAGGATTTGAATATGCGTTTCAGTTTGCCCGTAATCGTTCTCTCAACTATTACGGGAACTGCTAATTTCGCACAATCCACCTTACCCGAAGGTTGGAAGGCTTTTGCTCCTTCTGCGATAGGTTGTTTGAACCTTGTTGCGGGACTTATCGCCACAGTTATGCAATTCTTAAAAGTAAATGAACTTATGGAAAATCACAGGGCTGCGTCTTTAGCACACAGTTTATTATCCAGAAATATTCGTTTAATGTTAGCAATTCCCTATTCCGAGCGAAAAACTGGCGGTTTGAAGTTCGTAGAAGAATCTAAGACCGAATATGATAGATTACTGGAACAGTCTCCAGCAATTCCTAAAAAAATTATGTTAAACTTCGAGCAAATATACCCAACAGATAATCTATTTACGAGACCAGACTTCAGCGTGCGCCCAATCCCACTATTGGAACTACCAAAGACAATAGAACATTTAGAAGCCATAACCAGAGACACTCCTCTTGCTCGTGTAGGTAGATTCTTTGCTGGTACAAAATCGCCCGATTCAAAATCTCCAACAAGTAGTATATCTAAAAATGGAAAAACATTAGATGAAGAGATACGGCTTGAGATACAGAACGAAATTGATGAAGTGAGCGAGAGAATGAGTGATACTGATGTTACTGATAAGTTAAACAAAATTGTCTCTGGTAAAAAATTAATTAAAGATAGATTAAGCAAAGGTTCCCGTAAAGGAAACCAGAGAAGACAGAAAGAAACCTTAAGTATAGTAGCAAATGAAGACAGCGAAGAAGAGATGGATAATAATAATGTTAGTGAAGAAGAACTCAATAGTAATAGTGAAGATGATGATGAAGATGATGTATGGAATCAAGATGTAGATATTGAGTTAGGAATAATGAAGAAACCATAAATGCGGTATTACTACTGTATAAATATCATTTATATTTTACAAAATATAAATGATATTACTACTGTATAAATATCATTTATATTTTACAAAATATAAATGATATATTTTTATTCTATTAAAAAAAAATTGAGTTTAAAATATAAAATACTAACCTATTAACATAATCGGATTATAACAACAAAATATTAGCATTATGATTAAGATTTACACAAAGATAAATTCAACAATGCAGAATTTCGGACCGGTTAAAAATTCCGAAATAATGAAAATTTTCTGCGATGAAATTAGTTTTACTAACTTGACTGATAAGTTTGATACTCAAGAAGAATACACACATTTAAAAATTACACATATTTATAACCGTCTAGGCGATGAAACCTATCAACGGACTATTATTTCTTTTGACGGCAAACCAGTATTGGAAAAGGTATTTTATGGTTTTAGTTTCAGCCATACTAATAAGATGTTTCATCTGTTAGACAAATATATTATGGAACGCTGCGTTGAATTCGTTAAATTCCCTGATGGCAAGGAAAGCGATTGTGATGGCGAACAGACTTGCGGTGATTGGATGTAGTATAGATATAATAATGTTGATTTCTTTTTTTTACAAAGTGGGTTTAATTACGGCGAAATATTCATCCGCATCCTCCTTTGTTTTGATATTATCATTTTTTACATTCTCCAGCATATAATCTCTCAACTTATTTCCAATTGCTTCTGTTTTTACCGATTTAGTCCATCTATCCCCGCTATTTAGTGCTATTCTTACTCTCCAACTGTTTTTACAAACCGATACTGAACCTTTTGGCTCTTTTTTATAATCTAATTCTGTAAGCGGAACTTTATTCTTTATTTCTTCATTTCTATCATTTAACCACTTTTCTACCTTCTCTTTATCACTATCATAACACCTATATTTTTTACCCATATATCTTAATTGTGCGTCCCATGCAATAATTTTTGTTTTGTCTGCTTCACTATATACGGGACGAATACAACCACCCTCCCCTTTTTTAGTATTTACTGCCTGTGTATTTTCCATACGGGACATCCATTCTAAATTCCTAACACTATTATCATCTCGTTTATTTGGGTCTTTATGATTTACATCACTTAAATTATCTGGGTTAGGAATAAACGCAATCCCAACTAATCTATTTAGTAGTGGGTATTTTTTTTTGTTATTTTCACAGAGAGTTATTTGATAGTATCCACCACCGTCTTTATTTTTGCTCTTATTATATGATGGTTTTAAGAATTTTTTAGTTTTATTATTCATAACTCGTCCTTCAGTAGATACTGAATAATCCCAATCATCTATTTTTTTCCAATATTCGGTTTCAAACGCATCGCTTAATACATTAACAGCATCATCCCAGTATTTTAATTCTGTTTCGCTCATCTTTACACCATATATATAAATTTATCAATTTTATAATAAATAAAAACAAATACATCAACGACCCAGAGAGATTTAACAAAATTTAAAAGCATATAAAAACAAAAATACAAATATATTAGTTAAAAATAATGAATACTAATAAGAAGTCAGTCTTTTGCAACAATTGTTCAAAACTTGGGCACTTGTTCCATCAGTGTAAAATACCAATCACCTCCGTTGGTGTAATCGCCATTAGAAGAAATAAAAATATCACCGAAACACTATTAATTAGACGCAAAGACAGTTTGTCGTTCGTAGATTTTATGAGAGGCAAATATAATATTGATGATAAGCAATATTTAATCAATCTATTTGATAAAATGACTGTAAGCGAGAGAGATTTCATTTTAAATAACGATTTTGATGTCCTATGGAACTATTTATGGGGTGAGAATATCACCAGTCAATACAAAAATGAAGAGAAAAGTTCAAAATATAAATTTAAACAACTGTTAGGCGGAATTAAATCCAATAATGATACATATAATTTAGAAGATATAATCAATCTAACCACACAAAAATATATAGAGCCTGAATGGGGATTTCCAAAGGGCAGGAGGAATTATCAGGAGAGAGATTTACCCTGTGGTTTAAGAGAATTTGAGGAAGAAACAGGGTATGATAAATCGCAGGTAATACAAATCAGCAACATCTTACCCCTTGAAGAAATTTTCACAGGGTCTAACTATAAATCATACAAGCATAAATATTATATCGGGCTTATAAATAATACTGACCCACCACTTAAAGAGTTTCAAGTATCTGAAATTAGTAAATTAGAATGGGTGGATATAAATGAAGCTGAAAAATACATCAGAGATTATAGTATTGAAAAGAAAAAAGTATTAATTGAATTAAATAAATTATTAAAAACATATAAACTATATATTTAATATATAATGAAAACTACTCGGAAAATTAAAACAGTAGGAAATAATAAAACACGTTCTACACAACTATACAAACACATTAATGATATACATAATTTAAATTTAGTCGGTGGGACAAAAGCACCAACCGAAGATGAAGAGCCCGTAATAGAGGATGACCCAATTGAAGAAACAACAGATGAAGAACCGTCTGACGACGAAGAATCTGATGAAGAAGAAGAATCTGATGAAGAAGAATCTAATGAAGAAGAATCAGAAGAATCTGACGACGAAGATGAAGATGAAGTTGAAATTAAAGACGACAAAGTCGAACCAGATGAAGACGCTGTAAAAGGTAAAAATAACCCCGTATTACATAATTTATTTAAAACTAATATCAACAATTACAACTTTGATAAGAGCATTCTGGAAGAAAATAAAAATGATTTACACAGTAAAAAAGACGCTCAATATTTTTTAAACGCCGTTGAAATACTGAATAGTAAAATGATTGACGATACTGCTAATAAAGATATTGACGCAGATGATAAAAAATATAAAATGGATTATTTATACCCACAATTAGATGATAAATACTTGAATTTGAAAATTAGCCAGAAGAAAGAATTTAACGAATATAAACAGAATGTAAATATCAACAAAGATATTGGAGAAGAAGGCGAGAAATTATGTAATCAAAATTTTGAACTGGCACCACACCAAAATTTCATCAAAAACTTCTTATCTGAAAATACACCGTATAATGGTATGTTATTATATCACGGTTTAGGAACTGGTAAAACATGTTCAGCAATCGGTATAGCAGAAGAAACCAGAAGATATATGAAATACAACGGAACTGATAAGGAAATATTAATTGTTGCGTCTCCCAACGTTCAAATCAATTTTAGATTACAATTGTTCGATGAAACCAAACTGAAATATGTTAATGAACGCTGGACTATTAACAATTGTGCCGGTCAAAATATACTGGACGAGATTAATGCTTTACAGTCCAAAATTTCAAGAGAGAAAGTAGTAAGATTAGTTGAAAACATCATCAACACCTACTATATCTTTGTTGGTTATATTGAACTGGCTAATTTGATTAATAAACACTCCAACATTAATAATATAGTTAAGGATAATCCAAAAATCACCAAAAAGAAACAAAACCAATTAATTAAAAATAAGTTGGAGAAATTCTTCAGTAATAGGTTGGTTATTATAGACGAAATACATAATGTAAGAGATTCCAAAGAGACTTCTAATAAGTTAGTAGCAAAACAAATAGATAATTTGGTAAAAAATGTATCCAATATGAAATTGGTGCTATTATCAGCAACACCGATGTTTAATGATTATAAAGAGATTATTTTCCTTATCAATCTATTAAATTCAAACGACAATCGTAGCGTTATAGATGTTAAAGACGTATTCAATAATGATGGCGAATTTATTGTAGATGAAGACGGTAATGAAGTAGGTAAGGAACTATTACAGAGAAAGTTGAATGGGTATGTAAGTTATATTAAGGGTGATAATCCATTTATCTTCCCTTACAGAATATTACCACAAGTATTTGATAATAATAACAGCATTAAACACCCTGATTTCAATTATCCTGTAAATAATGTATTAGGTAATAGGTTTGAAGAGCCAACCAAAATATCTTATTTTGATATTTATGTATCAAAATTAAGTGAATACCAAGAAAAGGTGTATAATTACATCGTAAATAAAACCGATTTTAACGAGGGCAGCGATTCGTATAAATACACATTATTATTGAAACCATTAGAAGCACTGAATATGGTTTATCCAATGAAAGAATTAGAAACCGCACCAATAGAAAGTGTAAAATCTTTGAAACTTGATGTAAAAAAATTAGTAGGTAAGAGTGCCTTATCTAATATTATGTCGTATGAAGAGGATGCTAAGCAGGGATACAGATTTAATTATAAATTTAAGGATGAATCCACACCTAATGTATTTTTAAGAGAGAACTTGGTAAATTATAGTTCAAAAATCAGCAATATTATAGATTCTATTGAGAACTCAACTGGTCCAGTAATTATATATTCGCAATTTATAGACGGTGGATTAATACCAGTCGCATTAGCATTAGAAGCATATGGATTTAAAAGATATGGTGGTGGAGCACGCTCGTTATTTGGAACGCCGCCAGTAGAAGAATTAGATGTTATGTCCTATAAACCAAAATCGCAGGCATTACAAGAGAATAAAAAATTCAGGGGTGCGAAATACATTATGATTACGGGCGATAAAATATTATCACCCAACAAAGAAGTTGAGTTGAAATCTTGTAATGATTCCAATAATGTTTATGGTGAAAATATCAAAGTGATATTGATATCGAGTGCTGGTAGTGAGGGATTAGATTTCAAATATATCCGTCAAATTCATATTTTAGAGCCGTGGTACAATATCAATAGGATAGAGCAAATTATCGGTAGAGGTGTAAGAACCTGCAGTCATAAAGATTTACCACTTACAGAGAGAAACGTTCAAATATTTATGTATGCCTCATTACTATCTAATCCCACCATAGAAACAATTGATTTATTGATATATAGAAAGGCAGAGGAAAAGGCAAAATTAATCGGTAATGTTACGAGAATATTGAAAGAAGTCAGCGTAGATTGTCACCTTAATTATGATTTAAATTTATTCAACGAAAACAAGATGAGTGAAATGGCAAATAACGAGTTGGAATTAACTCTCTCTAACAATAAGACAGTTAAATATAAAGTTGGCGATAAACCTTTTACTGCGTTATGTGATTATATGGCATCGTGCGAATATTATTGTAACCCAAGCAAAGAAGATTATACTATGAAGGAAGGAGAAGAGGATAATCTAAAAACATATAATGATAGTTATTTACAGACAACCAACAGCAAAATTATAAAAATCATTCAAGAATTATTCAAAGAAAATTATTTCTACAGAAAGGAAGAATTAATTGGCGTTATAAATATGCGTGATGATTTTTCTTTATTGGCGATTAATAATGCTCTAGACGAATTAATCAATAATGAATTACAAAGCATAACCGATAAATATAACAGGCAGGGCAGACTAATAAATATTGATAACTTATATATTTATCAACCATTAGAGTTAGATAATGAACAGACATCAATATACAATAGAAGCACGCCAGTAAATAGTATGATTGATTCAATTACATATGAAGTAGGTGAACCAGTTATTAATGATGATGAGGAGGATATTAAAATAAACGGTCCAGCTAAAACTGATGAAACCGTAAAAGCAAACATAGCGTCTGGTGAAAAAGTAGTAGAGGGTTTAGCTCACCATCAAACCAATATTATGAGTGGAGAGAAACAATATGTTCAAAATTTAGAAAATAGCAAATATAATTTCCTTGCTTATGTGATATGGTTTAATAATATTAAATACGCAGAAGAAAATTATTTAAAATTTGATTTAGAATTATTACCAAAGATTATTTTACACATTTTAATTGATAATTTAGATAAAGAATCATATCTCAACCTGATTAGTTATATATACAATACTTCAGGTGAAGACAAGGCACTCTTTTCAGAGATTAAGGGGTATTTAGAGCAAAGTATCGTTGAGGCTAAGCATAATAATTCTACACTTAGATGCGTAGTTATACCCAGCAAAGGCGATATTAATGATATTTATACCATATACATGTTGAAGGAAAACGCAGAGGGCAAAATAAGTTTAATTAAAGGACAACAAACTGATTACACACGATTGGGTCCAAATATCAAATCAAAATATACACTCCCAGATGCGAAATATCGTCCAAGTGCTTACGCTTTTATTGATGTTCCTGAAAAAAAGTCAGAATTCTACCAATTTAAAATTATTTACTTCAAAAAGAGTAATGAAAAATTTACAAAAGGTAAGGTATGCACTTATTTTAGCACAATGATAGATAGATATGATTCTTTTATACATAATTTTTTAACAAAAGAAGAGTATGATAAATTGACGGGCGAACATAAACTGGGTAAATATATGTGTACAATTGCCGAAATGTATTTTAGGCAATTTGATTTGAAGAAGGAAAAAGATTTCACGAATTGGTTTCTATCAACAAATCATGCGGTAATCAACAATATAACAAAATCTTCTTAAAAATACCATTGAAAAATATTAATAATTATAATTAATAATATTTTGAATAAATTAAAATTGATTTAATGGAACACTTATTTATATATTAATATTATAATAATAGTGATGAGCTCGGATCAAATTTACACAAAGGTATTACTAACTGAAAAAATATATGTTAATTTCTCAAAACTAAATTCGGAAATTTTCAATCATTTAGAGACTGTAATTAGACACAAGGTAGAGGGGATATGTATTGACGAGGGATTTGTTAAGCCTAACTCTGTAAAATTAGTATCTCATTCGTCTGGCGAATTATCAGCCGATTTTGTTCTATTTGATATTGTATATGAATGTCTTGTCGCAAACACGGTTGAGTCTATGGAACTTGATTGTCTTGTAAAATCTATTACCAAGGTCGGTATTCGGGCGGAGATTGACGATGAAATTAGTCCTTTTGTAATATTTATTGCGAGGGACCATCATTTTGAAAGTGCTCCATATTCTGACGTGAATGAGGGAGATATTGTTAGAATCAAGGTATTAGGACAAAGATATGAATTAAATAACAAGTTTATTTCTGTAATTGCCGAATTCTTACATATCAATAATTACGAAACATCTAAAGCAGGTTTAGCCGATGTATCGGGTGACGGTGATGAGGAATAAATTATAACCCTTACCTAAAACTATTTCATTTGTTTTTTTTTGTTCTTAAAATGTTTAATATAATGATATTAAAAGATATTATTATATAATGTAGATGGACGTTGAAAACAATACAATTATTACACAGGATGTGATTGAAACACCTCCCTCGGTGGATTATGATGACCTGGAAAAAATCAGGAAAATCATCGAGGGACTTGATAAATCTCGCCATATAGACATCGCCAAAATTTTCAAAAAGAACCATATTAAACTCACGGAGAACAACAACGGTATTTTTATTAATCTTAATAATATTCCAGCAGTTATTATTGATGAAATCAAGCAATATATTAACTTTATCAAGACCCAAGAAACACTTATCAATATTGATGAATCAAAGAAGGAGAATATTGAAAATGATTTTTTCAAAGATAAGCCTACCGAGACAACAGAAAACGAAGAATGAAATTGTATGTCTCAAAAATAAACAAAAACATTAAATATTTTACACCATTATGTATATAATATTTAAAAAACAATATTAAAGACAACACCATAGTATATATGATAATATTTAGACAATGTACCATTTAAATATTAACTGTGATAACGAAGCGTCTGTCTCGGTTTTAAATAAATACATGTTAAACAACGTAAAACCCACCGCAGACATCACAGTTAATAAACCAATCTATAACGACAATAAGCCAATCAATACCGATATTAAACCATTCAATAATGATAAGAAGTTTCCCAAAAAACTAACTACCGACAGCAACGCCCCACAAAGCAGCGTTTTCCCCGATTATAATAAGGGAAAATCAAAGCATCGGGAGGGTACACCACATGCTAATAAATATAAATTAACTGATACACTGTTTTGGTGTTTTTACAAACTACATTTCAAGGTATCTGATAAAGATTTAGAGTATATCAACACCTTTACTACTGAAAAAGAATTCAAAATTGAGGCTATTGAAAAAATACATAACAGCAAAGAACTGCTAAAAAAACATAAAATTCAAAGGAACTTTATTACAACCGAGATTACAAATGATAAGAAAATCACGCTTTATACATTCAAGGCTCTGTGTATTTTATACAATATTGATATCGTGGTAATCAAAGACAATAATACATATGCTTGCTTTACTGATAATAATTTAGAAAATAATACCGAGACGATTGATAATCTGGATACCTACCAGGCAATTAAACTACTGTATAAAAATACATCATCAGTCAATAAGAATTTTGAGATTGTTATGGGGCTTGATAAGGAAGAAGTTCAAGATGCGGTAAGCAAGTATTATTATGTTAAGAACCTTGAGAAACCCCTGAAATCAATCAGTAGTTATAAATCACCAGAGTTGATTGAAATCGCAGAGAAGTTAAATATCCCATTAAACAACGAACACGGTAAAAAGAAAACCAAGATTGAACTATATGCCGAATCAGTTAAAAAATTAACATAAATTTTTATAAATATCTTAAATTTATTTAAAATTGATTATATTATTTAATAATTAATATAATAAATAATAATACAAATATATATATTATGTCTAAATCAAAAAGCGGTTCATCTATTCTTCCGTTAAAAACGGTAATTGAATCAAGTGATGATAGCGATATTACAAAGCAATTTAAGCGTTTAATCAATCTCTATCTACAAAATATTAATAAATTACCAGAAAATACAGAACCCGAGTTAGAAGTCAGGTTCGCTACTAAAAAAATCAAGGCTCTACACAAAATTGATTTTTACAATGTTATCAAAAGTTTAATGAATAATAATTTCAAATCTACCAACGAAAATTATGCTTTGAAAATCGCACTTGATAATGATACATCTAATATTAGAACACAGGTTTCTGGATTACCCAACATCCAGCATTATTGTAAATATAATAATGTTACCAATATCACAGACCCTACTAATGTGGAGTTTGTTGAAAAAGAATACATTACACACAACGGAGTTAAAATGCCCCCATTAGATTTTGATGATTTCAACTTCCGTATTGCGTATCAAACTGAAAAGCAATACAGTATGAATGACCCTGCTGTTCAAACTATTACAAACAAATGGAGCACCACCAAAAAGGTATTCCGTTACATCAAGCGATTTGAATACACTCATCCTGATTACCCTATGAAGGTCCATTGTAGTATTGTTAAAACTTCCAAGACCAACAATTTCAATAAATACGTTCCTCAATTCAGCGTAAAAGATGCTGATGTATTCAACTCCACCGAACATTATGAAATTGAGATTGAGTTAGACAATAGCAAAATCGGTGTAGATAGTGAGTTTTCCACCGGTTTAATTATCTACAAAAAACTCAAGGAGACAATCAAATATGTCTTAATTGGTATTCAGCAGACTAATTACCCAGTATCAATTCCCGAACAGGACAATATCATCGGTAACTACCTTAAAATTACAAAGGGTAAAGACTATAATCCTACCAAGAAGCATGTAAATAAGGATTTCATCGGTCCATCATCCAATACATTACAACTCCATAATATTATGAATATTAGCGATATAGATGATACTAATAAATCCATTCCTAATATCCGCACTAATTATTCCGTAACTGATAAAGCAGATGGAGCAAGAAAATTATTATTTGTAAATGATGATGGTAAAATTTACCTAATCAATACTCTAATGAATATTGAGTTCACTGGCTCATACACTGAAGCAAAAGATCTATACAATACTATTATTGACGGAGAGCATATTTTACACGGCAAAAAGGGCGAATACATTAATAAATTCGCAGCATTTGATATCTACTACTGTAGTGGTAAAAACGTTACCGCATCGGTATTTGCCACTAATGATGATGATGAGGAGATTAAGAAAGAAACTCAAACCCGCCTTTCTATTCTTGTGAGTGTAATCAAAAAACTCAATCCACTATCCATCATCCCCAATCGTAAAAGCGCAATTAATATCGATGCGAAAACATTTTATTACAAGGATGTATTTAAGGGTTCGCATACTATCTTGTCTTCGCTTGAACTATTTCCATACAATACAGACGGTTTAATCTTTACTCCTATTAATACTGGTGTCGCAAGTAATAAAGCGGGATTTGCCGCACCCAACCAGAAAGTCACCTGGATGGAATCATTCAAGTGGAAGCCTCCCATATTCAATACCATTGATTTCCTGGTTTCATTCAAGAAAACTGATTTTGGTGTAAAAAAACAAACACATATTTACAGTGACGGAACTAATTTGACAGCCGCCAGTCAATTCCAAACATACAATACCTTAATTCTCCACGTGGGATATGATGAGAAAAAGCACGGATATCTTAATCCCTGTAATGATATGTTAAACGATTATGTTGTTAAAAAGCAACAATACAATAATAACGATTACAAGCCCGCTCGCTTCTATCCTACTAATCCGTCTGATGAAAATGCTGGAATATGTAATATTATTGGAACAATGGACGAGTCTTCCAATCTTAAAATTTTCACAGAAGAAGGTGAGGAGATAGAGGATAATACAATCGTTGAATTTAGATACGATGAGACCAAACCATCTCTATGGAAGTGGGTGCCTCTGCGTGTGCGTTACGACAAAACATCGGAATTAAGGAGTGGTGGTAAAAATTTTGGTAATGCCTACCATGTAGCAAATTCCAATTGGCAGTCTATCCATCACCCTATCACAAATGATATTATTAGCACCGGCAATAATGTTGTGCTTGATAATAATGATGATGAGGTATATTACAACAAAACTGATGCGGTGTCTGAAACACGCAGTTTAAGGGATTTCCATAATTTATATGTTAAAAATATGCTAATTAATAGGCTGGCTAATCCAGGAACAACCATTATTGATTATGCGTGCGGCAAAGCAGGCGATTTACCCAAATGGATTAATGCGAGTGTTCCATTTGTGCTTGGTGTTGATTTAAGCAAGGATAATATTGAAAATCGTTTAGATGGTGCTTGTGCCAGATATTTGAATTACGCAAAACAATATTCTACCATCCCCAAGGCACTATTCATTCACGGTAATAGTTCCAAAAACATTAGGAACGGCGAGGCATTCATTACTGAAAAAAATACGCAGATTGTTAAAGCCATTTTCGGAGAGGGGGCTAAAAACGAGATTACATTGGGCAAGGGTGTATATAATAACTACGGCATCGCACAGAACGGTTTCAATATCAGTTCTATCCAGTTTGCCTTACATTATATGTTTGAAAATGAGACCGTGCTTAACAGTTTCCTCAAGAATATATCGCAATGCACTGCTCTTGAGGGATATTTCATTGGGACTTGCTATGACGGACAGAAAGTATTCAATCTAATGAATGATATTGAGACTGGTAAATCTAAAAGTTTGATTAAAAATGATAAGAAGATTTGGGAAGTTACTAAAAAATACAGCGAGACAACATATGTTGATGATGATACCTGTATTGGCTACCCCATTGATGTTTATCAGGAAACTATTAACAAGACTTTCAGGGAGTATTTGGTAAATTTCAGTTATTTAACCCGTCTATTAGAAAATTATGGATTTGTCCCATTAAACAAAGATGAACTTGCGGCATTAAATTTACCCAGTTCGGTTGGATATTTTGATGAACTGTATAATGCTATGCAGGAAGATATCAAGAAAAACAAATCACTATCATCTAAATTCGGTAAGGCACTTAATATGTCTAGTGAAGAACAAAGCATTTCGTTCTTAAATAAATATTTCGTATTCAAAAAGGTTAGAAATGTAGATACTGATTCCGTTGTCCCTCTAAAACCAAAACTCGACGACAATAAAACAAATGAGAAACTTACCGATGATTTCAAAGAGGTAGAGGAAAAATTAAACGCATTAGAAAAGGAGTCTGCCGATGATAAATTCAAGAAAATCGCACAAAAAGCGATTGAAGAGGATGAGGCAGCGGTTGAAACCCCAAAGGCGGTGGTTGATAAAAAGCAACAGGCAAAACTGGATAAGGCCGAACTTAAAAAGGCAGAGAAAGAGCAGGCAAAACTGGATAAGGCTGAACTTAAAAAGGCAGAAAAGGAGAAGGCTAAACTTGAGAAAGCCGCACTCAAAAAGGCGGAGAAAAAAGCAGCGAAAGAGGCACTTAAAAACGCATAAACCGCAACACATAAAAAATAAGTTTATATCAAAAAGAAGTTAAAATTATTATATTAGTTATTACAGTTAAAAATAATATAATATGGCGTATATTAATATCCCATCATTAAACTATACAAATCTGGTTTTTTCTTTTGCGTTGAAAACACCTGGCGAAGAAGAGAAAATCTTTATGTCTAATTCTTTACATCATTATCTATCTAATATTAAACAACAGATAGACCAATACAATACCTACTGGGATTATTATAAAAAAATCACTAACCCTTATGAATTCATTCATACACACGTACCCGAATTTAAAATGTCTATTTGTAAGCACAAACCCCTATCTCGTTCATTTTTCAAAATGATTGAAATTATAAACACTTTTTCTTTTTTAACCGAGACAAAAGACCTTAAATGTTTTCACCTCGCCGAAGGTCCAGGTGGGTTTATTGAGGCATTTAATTACAAGCGTAATAATATCAACGACAAACTCTATGGAATGACCCTGATTTCTCCAGATGTTAATATCCCATCTTGGAAAAAAAGTTCGCATTATCTCAATAATAATAAAAACATCGTTATCGAATATGGTTCATCCAATACTGGTGACCTGTTCCTGAAAGAAAATCTAATTTATTGTAATAAGAAATATGCTGGTTCCATGGACTATATTACTGGTGACGGTGGATTTGACTTTTCGGTTGATTTTAACCAGCAAGAGGACTTGTCTATGAAATTAGTAATGGCTCAAATCTTTTTTGCTATAATTATGCAGAAAACTGGTGGTAATTTTGTTCTTAAAATATTCGACATCTTCAAATTTAAAACTGTTGAAATCATTTTTTTACTCTCCAATCTATACGATTATGTATATATTTACAAGCCATACACCAGCAGGGTTGCTAATTCGGAAAAATATATTATCTGTAAAAATTTCAAAAATAATAACCCTACAATTAAGAATGATATAATCAACAACTTTGATTATGTAATGGATAATATTGATAATGTCTATTCGCTATTTAATATCCCACTACCTAAACTGTTTCTTAAAAAAATAGAGGAGATTAATGCTATATACGGACAGCAGCAAATTGAAAATATTAATACTACACTTAATTTAATCAGGGAATATATTAACATTAAACACCGCACTTATGCGAGTTCCGACGAGGAAGATGAGGATGGTTCTTATGATATTAAACATAATGATATTTCTCGTTCATCTAACATTCCAATTACACCCGCTACTACTATTGACGACACTGATGTAGCAACTGATTTACTTGATTCATATATGAATACTTACGCAAGTCCTCCTTCCGTAAATACCGAAACAAGGTTTTCATTTCTTCGGTCTCCTAAATTTAAACTACGCAATAAAGAACAATACGGTAGTGATAGTGATAATAAAAGTTCTTCCAGTAATGATGGAGAAGAAGTTTTATGCTCTACATTTAAAAATACTAAATTTCAATATTTATCTTATTCGGATAAATTCACAAATAAAATCAATACCCTTAAAAATATCAATATTCAAAAAAGTGTAAATTGGTGTAATAAATACAGTTTTACTATGAATAAACATTTTATAAATAATTAATTCTTTTTACGAGTTCCTTTACGCCTGGGCTTACCTTTGCCCCTGCCTTTTGTTGGGTTGAATGATAGAGCCTTGCTATTTAAACCTACTTTACTCGCCGCATCTAAAATACCAGGGATTGATTTACGCGATTCAGTTAATAATTTAAATACTGGTAGTCTCGCTTTAATTTTACCACGAACTTTATCAGGACTGATACTCATCGTAATGCTTTTGAATACTGGTAGTCGTTTTCTGGACCCGCCTCTGCGTCTTGTCTTGTTAGCCATTTATATATAACTGTTATAAAATAAAATTTTTTGATATAATTTTATTTTATTGAAATAATTACGCCATTCCAGCCGTAATTAAATTAATTCCAAATGTTTTATTACCTGGTCTGACATACCTCTCACCTAATGCATTTTTGTCGCTGGGTACACTCCTCCTATTACATAAAACTTCTATTTGTCCTAGGCCGTTTGCCATCTTCGAATGAAGACTATAACTTTCGTTTGGTAAATAACATTGCTTGGATTGGAACGGCCGTTCTCCGTGGTGGCTGCCTTTTGACTGGGTGTATTTATGTCCCGAACCGGGTGGTGCATGACCCCGGCGGTCATCACCGTCCTGATTACAATATCTTAATGCTGCTGTTCTCGCCGAACTGGATAATGAACCCTGTACTTGATATCTGGTATTTGACGGTACTAATATTGGTCGGCAGTTGTTTAGAGAGCAATCCACAGTTGTTTCGCTTGCCGATAAATTGGTATTTGCTGTAGTTAATGAATTTTGGTTAAGTGTTTTACATCTTTTATATAATAGTGCTTTATGAGAATGGGAATACTCGCTATTAATAACGGTAGTCGCTGGTTTCGTTACAAAGCATTTTGTTTCGCAAGTGGGGGGCTCACTCATATCTATAAGATATCTATTTCCCGTTTGATGTAAAGTAGCACAATCTGTAGAAGTAATATTTTCCGAACCTGGTTTATCTAAACTCCCGACATACGATTGCCTACTAAATCCACTCGTTGTACCGTCTAAATTTACATATTGTTTTCTTGGATGTTTTATTGGATTAGCAATAAACCCGCAATTTGTAGTAGCATTCTTTATATTGGTAGGCAACGAATTCTGTACCGATTTAGATACTACTATAGTTTTACTATTTGAAAGGTCTTTCCACGATACATATTCTTGGTTAGGCACCCACGCATAATATGCGTTTTGTTCGTTTTCACCTTTTTTGACTAATCTCATTATTATAATAATATATTTTATTTTATTAATATATATAATCATAAAATATGGTTTCCTCTTTAGTTTCTAAATCATTTAATGCGTTTCGTCAAAAAAAGATACAACTCCCTATTTTAAATGGAATTAACCTATTTTTATTAGCCGTCATTCTCTGTATGATTTTATATGTAGTGAATAGTAATACTAAAATAATTGAGGCGAACACATTAAAAGAGACTGGTTCTGATAATGAAGGTGCTAAAAGTGAAGCAGAAGCACCATATACCATAACAGATGAGGCTCTACCACCAGTTGATCATGTTACTGAACGGTAGTCAATTTAATATTATATATACATATATTTAGTGAATATATAATATCACCGTATTATAATTATATTATGTCAAGTGCAAAATGTATTGTTGATGATTTCGGTGGTTCAAGACATCCATACAGATATTGTATTAAACCGTTAGAAGAGATGATTGATTATGATAAAATAAACAGAGAGAGCGGGGCTTTTAATATGGTTGGAATTACGGAGGGAGCGGCGGGAATTGTAAATTATGCGAGTGCCCTTATTTCCGACCCTACAAATGCTATATCACAAGAATGCGATGGTATTCTAGGTAATAAATATATGTTGAAGAGTGCTATGAAATGTAAAAATATGGATGAAAATGTCCACTCTTATATTAATAATGTCGTAGAGCACAATTTTATCACCGATAGAGAGGCAAAAGGTAAGAGTGCTCTTGGCGTTATTCCCGCCACTATTGGTTCTGCCCTTTCAATTAACGGAGCACCTTTGATTAGAGCCCTTTATGAAGACCCGCAACAAAATTGTATCAGGGTTACATTACCCTGTCATTTGGTAGTAAAAAAAAAGAAGGGAGATACGGCACCTTCTCCCGAAAGTTACTCAGGTCCTGTAGATGATGTGCCTATAACTATATCCGAATATGATAGATTGATAGGCACTGGCGATATACGCCCTACTACCGAACAAAAAGCCTTTAGAGAAGATTTAAGAAAATCTACCGAAGATGAAACAGAGGGCTATACCAATTTACACCAATCTATATATGGTTATTTAAACGATAATCCACTTCTACTAAACACAGATGGAGAGAACACCGATGAAAACAAGGAAGAAGATGATGTGGATGCGGGTGATGATGTAATTTCTAATTTATATTATCTAACTCTATGTATATTTTTATTATACCTAATTTTCAAATTAACAACAAAAAAATAAATTATTATTCTAAAATTTAGGATTGAAATACTCAAACAAATTATATTTTTAAAAAAAATGAAGCAAGACATTTTGATAGTAAAACGCACAAAAAATTTGTAAAAAATAAATTAGTTATTTAAGTAATTATATAGTAAATTATTGCTATTTATATTATTTACTTCACCTGATAACAAACAATCTTCATATAATTTTCTCAATACATCGTTAGGTGCTTCACTCCCTGCCTTGATTAAATTTTTGCACCTTAAATAGTTTTTTATCTCCTGTATGGATTTTTGCTTTAATCCTGTTATTTCTCTCTTAACATTTTTTTGAGTTTGATTATTTTTGATTAATATTCCAACCTGTCTTCTATTTTTGTGCTTACCAAGTTTATATGTAGAAGTCCTGGTAACTTTATTTATTTTGGGTATGCGTTTAACTGGTGGTGGTGCTACAACATCTACAATGGGTTCTTCCTGCTTTGGAATTTCCATAACGGCTGCTGCTGGTTCAGCGGTATTTAATATTTCAATAGTATCTGCTGCTACTATAGGGGCAAAACCCAGACTTTTAATTGGTTTATTGATTTTTAATTCATCGTCGGCAGGGTCCGTTAGAATTTCAATCTGTGGTGGCGGTGGTGGTGGTGCGGGTGGTATGACTATATCTACTTGAGGTTTTACCTGTGGTATTATCGATGGCTCATTTTCATCTGTTCTATCATATTTGTTATTTTCCAGAGAGATTTTAACCGATGGCTTGTATGCGTTTGGATTTTTTTGAGTTTTATTTAATTCTCTGTAAGTAGGACGAGAACCATTTTTCAAACTACTATAGCCACTTGGGGCAATCATCGCATTTTTTTCTAAATTAGATGGAAGTTCTAAATTTATCTCTAATACGACAGGCTTGTTTTTAATAGTTTGATTGCGTCTCCTCCTCTTATCTTTATTTTTCAGTGATAAATCACGCATAAAATTGAAAGATTTATCAAATTCTCTATCAAAATTCACATCTTCATATTGATTTTTTTCAAATAATTCACCTACTTGTGGGTTATTTGATTGGACCTCATCTTTTCTCGCTTCTACTTCTTTTTGTTTTTGATAATTTTTTACCCGGTTTAACATAGCCTTTTGAACATGCTTTAATTTTGAAGAATTTTCTTCGTCTGGTATTGGCTTGGGTTTTACTTTTAATGTGCGTGGCTTTTTACCTCCCTTTTTACCATTCATCATAATCTATTGTGGATTTATTTTCAAAGTCCATTTTGTATCCGACATATTATTATTATTATTATATCTCCATATTTATAATAATTTATTTATACTTATTAGAATTAATTAAAAAGTAATAATTTTTTAATCATTCATATATATATAAATGAACCCGTCATTTATAACTTCGGGGTTATCGGCGTTCGCAAAACCAATACGGACAGATTTCAATCTCATATGTGGGAAATATCATATAAATAAAGTGAAATGTGTACCCCTCAATGAGTTTACAAAACCCCTACTATTTTTCTCAACGGATCTTACAAATATAATACGACTTTCATTACAACCTACGCTACCAGAAAATTATAATCATAACGCTAATAAATTGATTGGTAATCAACCTTTTAAATTGTGGTGGCGAAAAACGATAGTCTTAGACTTGGACGAGACACTCTTTACATCAAGTAAAGTTAAAAGTTGGGATGATAAGTCTGATAGCGACTCATATAAATCTGCTTTGCGTCCATTTCACAAACCCTTTATTCAAGCTTGCATAGAACAATTTGAGGTAGTTGTTTGGACTCGCAGTGACCTCGGGTATGCTATACAAAAGTGTAAATGGCTAGGTCTAAATGATGTTCCATTGATAACTGGATGGAGAAACTGCGATGATTCTGGGGCAAAGCCACTTTACAAACTTAATCGGAAAGCTTCGCAGATTTTATTGATAGATGATGACGAAGTTCATCTTTCGGCAAATCCTAGATCACAACTTCTCATTCCCCCGTGGAATGGAGATGAAAACGATTGCGAATTAGAAAGTCTCATTCCCATAATCAATAAGATTGCGAAAGAACCTACGGTGCAAGATTCTCTAGATATTTGTCTAGCACAGTCATACATTTATGAAAAGACGATGCCTTAAATCCAATCAAAATAACTACTCATTAGAATTTATTAAAAAGTAATAATATTTATTTTTAATAAAATAAAATTGATTGAAATTTCGCAAATAATCAAATTATAATACAAAACGTATTGTCAAGATGAATAGTGCGGGTCGGTTAAATGATATTAATGATGAGGAAATCAAGGACGAAACTAATACTAACGAGAAGAGTGTTGTTGCCAAAATCAGCGATGATGAGGCTCCCTGGACTCTTATTGAATCGCATTTCAAGAACCAGCATTTAAAGCAGCTCATTCGTCATCAAATTGAAAGTTACAATTATCTGGTTAATACTCAACTCGAGCAGACTATTGCGATGTTTAACCCAATTCGCATTTGTTCGGAACACGATTGGGTAAAGGAGCATAATCTTCATCGTCTCGTCGCACACGTCACGCTTGAGAATTTCAACATTCACAGACCCCAAGTATATGAAAACAACGGAGCTACCAAAATCATGTTCCCTCAAGAGGCTCGTCTTCGGAATTTCACATATGCTGGTGCGATGACCGTTGATTTAAACATCAAATACACCGTCCGTAACGGTGAAAATTACAAGAATACCCAGACTTACAACAAGGTGCTTAAGAATATTCATATTGGTAAGCTTCCTATTATGCTTCGCTCCGACATTTGTGTTCTCAGTCAATATAAGCACCTGAATACCGACCAGACTGGCGAATGTAAGATGGACCCAGGTGGTTATTTTATCATCAACGGTTCCGAGAAGACTTGCCTCGCACAAGAGCGTGCTGCGGAGAACCAAATTGCCTGCTTCAATATCTCCAAAAATAATACTAAATGGACTTGGAACGCTGAAATGAAATGTATCCCTTACTGGAAATGTATTTCGCCCAAGCAAATTAATCTTTACAGGAGCACCAAAAACAACGGATTTGGTAATTCTATCTACCTGCAAATCCCTCGCCTCAAGAACCCTATCCCGCTATTCATTATCTTTCGTGCGTTCAATATTATCAGCGACAAGGATGTTTGCGAGAAGGTAATTCTTGATATTGATGATAAAAGGCATAGGCGCATGCTATACGGTCTTCAGGGTTCTATCGTTGATGCGAACACTTGTCTTACATACGAAGACGCGCTTAATTATATTATCTCCAATGTAATCTATACTCCACTCAACGTTGATAAGGAGACTGGATACAAGCGCAAGCACGACTTTGCCCTTGAAGTTATTAACAACGACATCTTCCCCCACTGCAAAACTACCGCTCAAAAGGTTTATATGCTGGGATATATGACTAATAAGCTACTACAAACATCTTTCGGTTGGATGGAGCCGACTGATAGGGATTCTTATCTTAACAAGCGGGTTGATTTAACTGGTTCGCTGGTTAATAATCTATTCCGCAATTATCTTAACAAACTGGTTAAGGATATGCAAAAGCAGGTTGTTCGTGAAATCAATTCGGGTTCGTGGAAATCCAACGAAGATTACGAAAATATCATCAATAGCACTAATATCTACAAAATTATCAAGTCTGTTACCATTGAAAACGGTATCAAGCGAGCACTTGCTACTGGCGATTTCGGCATCAAGCAAATCAACAGCAATAAGGTTGGTGTCGCCCAAGTTCTCAATCGTCTTACTTACATTTCCAGTATTAGTCACCTGCGTCGTGTTAATACTCCAATTGATAAGAGCGGTAAGTTAGTTCCCCCTCGTCGTCTTCACAATTCGTCTTGGGGCTTCCTTTGTCCCG